GTGGGAACAGTCACTAAACGTCAACTATCAAATGGCACAGTACGCTATAGAGCACAGGTCCGAGTTCAGCGTGAAGGCTACCCACCATATAAAGCATCAAAGACATTCAGTAAGAAATCACTAGCAGATGAGTGGATAAAAAGAACTGAAGCTGAGATCGAAATAAATCCAGACAAAATGCTTAATCCTACTGCGGAACTAAAGCATAAAACTTTGGCTGATTTTATAACTCAATATTTAGAAGAGGCAGATCGTTTCGCGAAGTCGAAAACCGGTGCTTTAAAATTTATCGCTAGTTTAGAGATTTCAGAGAAAAATATCTATTCATTAAAGCGACAAGATTTTTCAGACCATGCTATTGCCAGACGTAAAGGAGATCCATTAACTGGACGTGATGGTGTTTCTCCAGCTACTGCATTAAAAGACTTAAGTCATATAAAAGCTGTATTGGTACATGCTCAATTCGTTTGGGGCGAACCACTTGAAGAGGTCATTGCTGAATTTGAAAAAGCATTAATCGGTTTAACTAAAGCACGAATAGTCACTAGGGGTAAATTACGTGACCGCCTGCCGACAGATGAAGAACTGCAAGCCCTTACCACCTTCTTTTATAAGACTTGGAAGCGCAAGAAAAAATCTGTTCCAATGCATCTTATTATGTGGTTCGCTATTTACTCGGGTAGACGTGAAGATGAAATTTGTACTTTACGCTTACCTGATTATGATCGAGCAAATTCACAATGGTTGGTACGTGACGCAAAGCATCCAGATGGATCTGAAGGCAATCATAAATATGCCCACTTTGAACCTAAGGCTATTGAACTTGCTAATAAATTTTTAGAGCATGACACCCGTAAACGAGTTTTAGAACTTGGCTATTCCGATCAGTTACTTGTTCCGGTTAATTCAAGAACTGTTTCAGTTTATTTCACACGGGCCTGTAATGCGCTAGAAATTGAAGATTTACGCTTTCATGATTTACGTCACGAAGCAGCTACCAGATATGCAGAAGATGGATTTTCAATTCCCAAATTACAAACTATCACCTTGCATGAGTCATGGAATACTTTAAAACGATATGTAAATCTAAAAAAACGTGGACGCCGTCTAGATTTTGCTGAAGCTATGAGTGTGGCTGAGGCTGATTATAATAATCACTATAAGGAATGGAATAAGAAACAACGTGTAATCTCTGAAATTGACACATTTGAGGCTTTCGACGTTTCGGAAAATATTGAAATTGATGTTCCATACAATTTTATTAAAACTCAGCTGGAGCAATTCATAGAACTACACAAACAAAGTAAGTACTTCATCCGAAAACATATTAAAAAACTAAATACCCCTTTCCCTTTTGCATGGAATAAAGAAAAGCAAGAGTTCTATATCACGGAGATTCAAATTGCTTGGGAAGACTGGTTTGTTGAACATGGCGAAGTAGACTGGAATGAATTACCACCTGAAGCTTCACATTTCAGCTTTAAGAAAAATAAAGTTATTCGTTTATTTAAAAACCGAGTACTTGAATTTGAGCATGAATTAAAAGCATGGTTAGACATTTCGGATAACTATTATTTTGATGAACATTACCATATAGAGAAATAATTAATAGAAGTTCGTATTGTGGCTTTCGCACATTCTAGCCCATTCGATGTGAATAAGCCTTTTTATAAAGGTGAATTATCACAATCATTTAGTGTTCCTACAGATGATGTAAGACGCTTGGTAAAGGCTTCAACTTCAATGATTGATTATATTTACAGATATGGAGTGGATTTTAAAAAATGCGGGGTGGTGTTGACTGCGCTTGAAAGCAAAAATTCTTATACTTATGACTTGCTGACAGACTATAGTGATTTAGAAAAAACAGAGAATTTGATGTGTGCTATAGAAGGTATTCAAGAAAAGTTCGGAAAATTTAAATTAGGTTTTGGCGGGAGTATGTATCAAAACCGAGTCTGGTCGATGTCTCAAAATCTTAAATCGAATAATTATTTTACTCTTGAAGGTATGCTAAAGATTAATAATTAGGTGCACACACTTGGTACTAAATTTGATACATAATGCCAATCAAAATATTAAGGCGTATTTTACGGTTTTATTTATTTTCAATAACTTAAGCTGTTTTAAAAAAGTTGGCCAAATACTGCAGAATGACTGGCCAACCTTCGCCGATTGGAACAAAATGCTAATTACACATTTTGCAAATCTAAAACTTTCATTATGAAATCCGGTTAGCAATCCAACCATAAAAAAACTGCTCTTGACTTGGATTACGTTCACAGATTTCGATATAACGCTGGCCTTGCATAATATTAAGTACTCGCACAAGCACTTTTTCGCCTTCTTTCCCACGCTTGGCCAAATAGATTTTTAAAGCATTTAGGCTAGCTGGGCCATAAATTCCATCTACCGTAAGATCTGGCCAACCGCCTTTACCTTGATTGTTCAGCAAATTCAAAGCACGTTGTAAAAGTGGTTTTGCAAATCCGGTACCACAATTAACGCCAGTATCTAAAAGCTCTTCAGCAATAGCAGAAGAAATAGAATTCACCTGGTCAAAACGTGGAGCTGTCCAATAGTCTTTACGGTAAATCGCTTTGGCCACATCAAGCGACAAATCTTTAATATTGCCTTTAAAACCATTGGTTCGTGCTACGGCTTCAGTAATACCGTATTTGGTTGCTCCGCCTCGATCCGCAGGATTATTAACATACCCGCCTTCACGCTTTATCAACTCATCTAGATATTGTTCAATCTTCATTTCGGTTTCCTTCAGATGTAAAAAAACCGCCCGAAGGCGGCATTAACTGTTTGAAATATCGTTTTTGGCTTTCTTAACTTCTTTAAGTACCTCAATAATGGTCTTACCTTCCTGTTTATCTATAAAATTAAAAATCCAACGGACTAAAGCCCAACCGGGTAAACCACAAACAAAGAAGAACCCACCAAGTGCAATCATCCCCCATACATCAGTAACCCATTCATGAAGCCCCCACTTCACAATAATAAAAGAGCCGCCAGCGAGGCTTGATACAACCGTACAAATCAAGCCCACTGCCCACTCTTGGGGTGAGCGTGGCATGCGTGTCATTAATACAACTGCTGCAACCAAACCGACCGCTAAAGTCACCATGATTGCAATCCCATATAATTTTAAAAGTGCTGTAAAACCGCTTGTAGAAACTGGTTCCATGCCTTTTACTCCAGAATTAGGCAATAAAAAAGCACCCATTTGGGTGCCGTGTTTTAGTTAAAATCAAACTTCTAAAGTCGCCTGTGTCACTCTCGCCGAGTAGTTCCATGATGTAGGTTTCCAGACATCACGCGCCGCAACCCGAATGTAATAGGTTGTGGTCGAATCCAGATTTCCAATTGTGCAGGCATTCTCGGTACCGGTCCAACTCGCTGCCAGCGTTTCCGGATCAAAGCTGGCATTTTTACTGATCCACACCTGGTAATCTTTCAGATCCGGTACTTCACTTGGAATCCAAGTCACTGTGATCGAATCTGCAGTTGCCGATGTATACACGTTCAACAATTGTGGTGGCACTGGATTACTGATATTCAGCTCTGCAAAAGTGCTGACAATCGAACCGTTTTTACTTGCAACACGTACTGTATAAGCACGTTGAATACCATCGATTTTCGCTTCATCCATACTATATGAATAATCGGTATTCGTTGTATCAACAGTTCTAAGCAATACACCATTCGACCAAATCTGAACAATATAACCTGTCGCCCCAGCTGCACTTTGCCATTGAACTTTAAAGCTTGTGCCTTCAAATGCAGACTGCAGAGATAAACCCTTCACACCAGATGGACGCCCACCATTTAAAGTATGGCTATAAGCTGTGACTTCATCTAAAGTTTGTTCTTTCTGCTGCAGACCATTGAAGCTGGTGAACTTCAAATAAATCTGTTTTCCCACCATATTTGAGTTGAAGTCATATTCAAAAATGGCTCGGTCAATACGAACAAATGATTCACCTGCATTATGTGTACTTGCATCATCAAAACGGCCACGAAGCATGCCACTTAATGTATAACGCCCTGATCCATCCAAGGTTGCATCAATATAGTTGATATATTCATCACCGACTTTACACAGTGTTGCATCAACTTCAGCATCTTCAAGCGTACCACCAAAGATCTGGCTTGAAGTATTCAATTGCACTTGCATCGATGTGTCATCCGCATCAATGGCTGAAACTAAGGTACCGTAACGCGCTGAACCATAGATTGTCCCGATCATTTCATAAGTCGTGTTATCTATACTCGCCCAGACGTTACAGCCACCCCAATTGATCCCACCTGACGCAGCTACCCAGATCTGATTTTTGCCACCGGTTAATTCTAAAGGAGGCTCAAAAATTGCCGGTGCATTGACGTTACCTGGTTCCTCATTGCCACCTTGGTACCCATTCGATGATTGCAGGTCATACTCAACTGCTGAACGAGATCCGACAGCAAGTTCTTCAGCGGTAATCGAAAGCACACCTTCTTCATCTTCTTCAACACGAGTGATCCGTACTGGAAACTGATTCAAACCTAAGGATTCATCTGTAATGGTCACAATATCCATCGGCTCAAGTCGGCAGTACTTCCACCCCAATTCAAACTCATATTCATTTCGAACATACAGTTTTCGCTGTAACAGCAATTGCACCGCATGACGGGCGATTTTTGGCTCACAGAAAAAGTCGAACTTGACTGGATCTTGTGTACGCAGACCGAACATTTCAATATTGGCTTGGTCCTTGGCTTCAACTGTTTCCGTGTTGTACTGGTTAAACCGATTCACGTACTCAATCTGGCAATGGTTGTATGCATCGGTATCACGGCTTCGACGTACACGTACTGGTTGATCTTCTCCCAAGAAATCGTCATCTGTTAAGTGATAAACCGGTTCAAGATTTGGCGTAAATGTCACGCCATTTCCTGTCACTGCACTGTCACCGTATGAACGGATTTTTAAACCATCCGGGCTGGGTACGATTGCACAATTTACCGCCTCAACAATTTCATTAATGATTTCATGAGCGGCACGTTGTTCTGTCAAAGCAGGACTGATCAACAAATTGGTGGCTGCACAATAGGTTCGAAATTCAGATAAATCTGCCATATTCAGACTAGGTGCTGCACCATACCGTGGATTCGTGATGAAATCTTCAATCACATCCGCAGGATTCGCATCATGGATCGTTTCTGAAAAAGTAATATCGCTGATCACTTCAAAATTATGATTCGATAATGCTGCACTACCACCCAAGTCATAATTAGCACATGCGACATATCCAAGGAACGGATAATGCACTGCTTCATCTGGATGCTTGGATGCCAAATAGCCCCAAACTGGATTGTGATCACCATCAAAGAGTTCAAATCCAACTTGATCTATTGGCTTGAGCTGCACACCGCCTTCAGTTTTGGTGACGATCTGTTCTTTATCACGCCATACAATTCCAATATCTTTAATTTTGTTTTCACATAGCCCAAGCATCAAAGATGCTGAATACGTATATGTTGTGTTTTTAGTCTTGGTTTTACCCCCTTTACCACCAGATTTAGTGATTGTTGTATGGGCCGTGGCTTTAAAGTCTCCATACCAAAACATGTTGGCTGCAACACGATTTTTGCCGTAGACCAACGGCTGTGTCAGACCATACGCAGATTGCTGTATGCGCATCGAATTGATGCGCTTATCAGATGTACTGACTGTTGTAGTCCCAAATATTCCGCCCATTATTCTTTTAGCCTCTTCATACGAAAAAAGCCCGCAATTCTGCGAGCTAGACTTCCTTTTGTGCCATCTTGGAGTATTACTCCTTGATGAATATAGGAGTGAATAATCGTTGGCCATTCGACGACAATTGCACCATGACTAATGCATTTGCCAAAGTGGTATAAAACAATGTCACCAGGCTGAGGCTTATCGACTTCATAGCACACAGATAAAACGTGCTCTAAATATCGTTGACCAAGCTGGTGCATGTGCCAATCAGGTGGATATGGACGCGGATCTAAGTGATCCATCAAGCCAACTTTTTCATAGACTTCACAGATCAACGTTCCACAATCTACACCGACACCTTTAACACGCCCCTGATGATGATAGGGTGTACCGAGCCAAGTCATGGCTTCGGCAACGGCTTGGAGATTTTTTTTCATTATCTATCAAATCGGCAATGGTGCTGTTAATAAATATGCGGGCTGGTTCTTCCAAATCGCATTTGTGCTATCTCCACCACCACGACTCAGTAGCATTACAAATTCATGATCACGCATAACATAATCAACATTGATAGATAGCTCTACATTGCGAGTGTTGAATTTAGCTAAACAAAAACTAATGGGTGCTCCTGCGTTTGTCACATCAACGCATCTGATCTGCTCGCCACGTCCCATGTAATTCGTATGATACAAAACAAAAGTCTTTCCGTTTTTAGTACATGCAACTAGCGGACGAGACAAATCAGCAGTCACCATACTTGCCGTCAAAGAGTAATGAAAATCGAAATCCGTAACCCAGTCACTACGCCAGTTTGAGCCATCGAACCAGATATGAACAATCTGCGTCTTATTGTTACTATCGTATTGAGTAATAACGGTGTGATAGCGACCGTCTTTATCACAGCATCCACCATTTTGGTTGACATAGCCACCTGAGGGTGGAGCATTGAAGATTCTCTCAGAACGGACATCATTCAAAGGTAGTTCAAAGTTTTGGGCTCCGGACGCAGATGTCCAACTCAAGCCTTTGTTATTAGACTTCGCGTAGAACATGCCAAAGTTTGTATCAGCACTAGCAGAGTTTGTTCTATAACCCCAGCATAAATGCAGAGATCCATCGACCCCAATCCCGATACACTGTTCATAAGGGTTTGATGTGACAGTAGACGCTTGATCAATTAGCATTCTTTTTGCATTGAATACATTGTTTTGATCATCCCAGATTGAAGCATAATATGCTCCATTTCCAGAACTGCCCTCACGCCAAAACGCTTGTACTGTCCCATCAGGATAACGCAATAGTCTTGGATAAGTTACAGCATTTGATTGCGTGTAAAAAACTCGATTCCAGCTTTCGATGTCGTGAGCGTTTTCACTCACAACACAACGGCACACATTATTATGATGATTGCCAGAAACCATAATTTTCCCTGATGCTGTCACAGTCACGACAAAATTATTGTGGCTATCTTCATAGTTGGGTGCTGCAAACGGATTTCCATCGAGCAAACCTAAATTAAATGTTTTCCATGCGCCAAGCTTATAACGCTGTAAAAGAATAGGATCACGATTATGATCAACAGCAACCACGTATTGATAATCATCAAAAGTAACGATGTTATTTTGCGAATACGGTACAAAATTATATCCGTGGTCATTAGACAGATTAACTGGCAATCGCTCCAACTGACTATCTAATCGCGTTAAAGATGCAATTCCACTTGCAGCAATCGCATCACTTACACCGGATTCAATTACATCGCCTGCAATACCGAGAATTTTGTCGTCAATGATCGGGGTAATAATTTGTTCAACACCGCTTGATAGTGCTTCATCAACCTTCTCTGAAACTGTATCGACAAGTTGACCGCCGACTAAATTTAATTCTTTCTCGAATTCATCTAATCGAGTATGCGCACTTGAAACATCACCATTAGACGCAAAAATTTTGGATTCTTTAGTAATCTTTACATTAGAGCCACCTAGCGACCTTGCTCTGATATAAAACTTACCAGTTCTTGATGCCACTCCATCAATACGCCCAACCTTCGATCGTGATCCTTCTGAAATATATGTTGTAATGGCTTCAACGTAATTTAATTGCCCATCAAATTGTGCCATATAGAGCATTTCCTGCCCCACGACACCGGATCCCACAATCCCGTCGTAAGTAAACTTGTCTCCTTTATTACAATCAATGAAATAGCTGCGCCAGCCCGACTCTTGATTTACATTTACTTTAATTCCACCAATGTCATAAATGTATGATGTGTCATACGGTGCATCAGATATATCATCTAAACTTGCTAGCTGATCATCAAAGTAATCTTTAAATTGATTTTTTGCCAAAAATTCTTGGCTAATTTTAAAAATCTTTGGTTGAATCCCAACTTTCGCTCTAATGTAAATTAAGCCATCGTTCGGTGCCTCCACACTAGCAGTAGCCACATTAAGCGCTGCATTTGTTCTGAATGTTTTTAAATTAGAAACAAATGTTCTGTCATTTCGCATAAATGCAACAAACGAAATATCAATCCCGGTTGACCCATCACCTGTTGAGCAGAAACAATTAACACGATCCCCTTTACTGACGGGGATGTAGTAATTTCTCCAAGCCGTATCGGATGTATTTGTTCGTGTACCATCTGCATTAATTACATAGCCGATTTCGTATTCAGAAAAACTATAATTATCAGCTTCTATTTTTAAAGAATTGTCGCCTTGTTCTTTATAAACTTTGCTGTTTAATGAAACTTGATAAGCTCGATCAGATCTGATTCTTAAGCAAACATACCCACGTTGACTCGCTACAGAAGAATAATTTGTTTCAATAATTACTCCTGTTGATGTATAGCTATATATCGGACCAACTAGATTAAACTGCTCATCAAAAAGCAGTGCGTAATGAATCAACTCACCTACAATACCTGACCCCAAAGCTCCTTTAAACTCTATTACATCACCAGACTCAACAGGTATAAACATCGTGAGTACATTCGGTGACTGAACAAGCTTAAGATCACTCGATACAGCATAACCCTGAATCTTTTCCGCTGTATTTGTAATATTAGATATTTTTAAATTTTGCAAAAAGACTTGTTTTGCTTGCTCAACTGGGTCATAAGCACTTTTAGTTAGATTTGTCGCGCTAGCAGAAGCTTTATAATAATCTCCGCCATCTATTGAGCTTAGAACTCTTACTGATACACCAAATGGAATATTGACTATATCTGCGTTAGCGTCAGACAAGCTCTGATAAGATTTAAAATATCCAGCCGCTGTTGAACCAATACGCGCATCCATTTCATTGATATAGACTAATAAATCTGCTTGAGCGTTTTTAAAACCCTGTTGCGTTACATCAGTCCCAATAAATTTTTGAATATTTGGCAAAGGCATTTTCCTACCCCATAAAAAAAACCAGCGCAAAGGCTGGGTATGGATTAATACAAATTTGATTAAACTGCGGTTTCAGGCACTGGTATAAATGGCGCACCACGGAAACGAGCGAAATTATCAAAACGGTTTTGACAGGTCTCTAAACGCTTATCACATCCTGGATAAACTTTAATTCGTTGACCTGCCTGTGGTGCTTCCAATAATGGCAAAGTCAATAACAAAGCACCCGATTCATGCAGACGAATTGTCCGTTTCAGACCAGCATTGCCACCGTCCAAGAACTCAATTACGCCTTGTGTAAACCAGCCCTGAGGCTGACTTAAACTGCAAAGGATTCGCGCCGTAGTACTGCCTGCTTCAATCGTCGTTTGCACCATGAAATTTTGACGTAATAGACCGCATGCCGTGTCAAATAGCGTGTTGGTACAACTTGGCTGATACAGATTTCGTGGCATTTGCACATTCAATTCATCCAGATCTGATGCAACACTGGCTTGAATTGAATTTCGATCTAAGTCAGGCTCAATGATTCGGCCTTCAAACAACTTAATGGTGCCGGCACTGGTGTCCGTTGGTGTATTCATGTCCATAAATATGCGCTCTAACTTAAATCGAGCACCATCTAATTGGCCATTGTGAAAGGCTTGAACTACGTTGATGCCGTTCCATTCATTGTCATCAATACAATTAATACTGATCGATAAATTATCAACCTCAATACCCAGTGACAGGCTGATCCCTTCACGACTGATGATCGGACCACTCGAACTATATGTTTGACCTGCAACAGTCAAATCAAAGTCATAATTCGTATATCGGAATTCATCACCTTGAACTGTCGTAATGGTGTAGAGATCTGCCATCACAAATTGATCAGCATCAAGTAACGCAATTAGTTTTGCAGAAGCTGCTCTCATACTTTATTTCCCAAAGATCCGATCAGCTCAACCTTATTGGCTTTCCATAACTTGCTCATAAAGTTGGTGTATTGCTGTTCATCGTCAGCAAATCGACAACGATAGTAATATGTGCCTGATACCGTCAGCGTATCGCCTTCTGCCAGTGGCACTGGCAAGGTTATAAATCCATTTTTACTGATGCTGTATTGAGTTTCCCACATTCGCTCATCCAAATCAGTCCACATCGGTTGATCTAAATCATCTGCCCACATCAGTGGATCTTCTGATTCAAATTCTTGTGTATGTGCTAACGGTATTTGTGATGTATACATCTGCTTATGTAGCTGAAAATTTGTAGTTTCACCATCACCAGTAAAAGTGCACTTAAACTCACAGTCTTCAGGCATCTTGAAAAGAAATGAATCAAATGAGCCACGGCGTTCAAGAAAAAACCCCTCAAGCTGCTGTAATTCCTTGCGTCCTTTGCTTTCACGAAGAAAGGCAAAGGACATGCTGATTTGATACTTGGGTACCGCCTGATAACTGGCCCGTAGCTCGCGGCCGTTTACGGACTGCATGATCTTGGTATTGAACATCGGGGTTTTGGTGAGATCCCACTCTAAACCCGGCAGTTCAGGAAACAATACGTCTGACATGAATCCTCCTTATTTACCAAAATTGCGGTTATAGCCTTTCAAGCTGTTTGCTACAGCTTTACCGTTTTTCTTCAGCCATCGATCAGCACCTTTGGTGTCTACAAATCCAAGATTAAAGTGATACGAATCACCACCAGATGCAGAAGCAGGATCAGCAAACCCAGCATTGGCCATAGATTTACCTAAGGCACGAATGGTATTGGCATGCTGTTTCGGCAATACCATTTCTTCTTCATGCAGTTGAGTAACAGGATTTACACCGGATGGAATGTCGTAACCGCCTCGAGCAGATTTAATCTTGCCCGCGAGACCAGCAACCAAACCAAAAGCAGCCGCACCCGCACCAACGGCGAGAATTGGACCGACATACGGAATTGCGACCATCGCTTTAAAAGCTCCGGCCATTGCTTCCCAAGCAGACATCATGATGCCTTTGATAGCTTCAGCTGCTTTTAAGCCTAAACGTGCTAGACCACCTGCTGCTGTAACGCTGGTACGTGTTGCTTCACCTGCAATGGTTGCCCCTGTTTGAGCAGCTTGGCCAGAAGCTTCTGCTGCTGTTTCAGCACCAACAAAGCCAAGTTTACGCGCCAATTTAATAGCTTGGATTTTTAACCAGTCTTGCAACTCTTTAGTAGCTGTTTGCAAGGCAAATGCCCCCATATCAGCAAGAACTGCTTTAGTTGCGTTACTCCAAGTGAGGGTACCATTCATAAGAGACTGAATGCCCTGATCCCAAAGGTTAGAAAGACGAGAAGTAAACCCACCGAACTTAGCCTCAAAGTCTTTCATTTCCGCATCACTGATTAAGCCCATAGACTTAGTGTCAGCAACTTTCTGGTCTGTCTCTAAATCAGAAATGTTGTTTGTGATTTGGTTTTGATTACCTTGTTTGCCTGTAATGTTGGTCTGCTCATTTTCCAAAGCCAAACGCTCTAAAAGACCTTGCCGCTTAATTTCGCGTAACTGATCTTCTAGCTGTTTTTCCAACTGAACTTTACGGACATTTGAAATTTTCTTGGCATCATATTCAGCTTGGATCCGTGCAGCTTCGATTTCATAAAGTCGTTGTGCTTGCTGTTGATAATTGTCGATCTGTTCTTCACGAGCTTTTTTGTATTCCTCAAACTCTTTTAAACGAATAGCAATGATCTTGTCTGAAGCATCCTTTTCGGCTTTGACTTTTGCAGCTGCTTTTTCATCGGCAGTCATCTTGGATTTTTCAATCTCATCTAATGCCTTTTGCAGATCTAAAGCGACTTTCTTTTCTTCGGATGCATATTTATACCGAATATCAGCCAGCGCTTTAGCTGCTTGTTCAGCTTGGCGCTGACGCTCTTTAGCTTCCTGCTCAGCCTTAGATTTAGCTGATGATTTAGAACCGCCTTTCTCGTCTTTTTCACCAGTACCTATACCTAATTTTGTATTAGGTGGTGCAGTTCCTAAGCCAAGCTTAGGTGGTTTTGGCGGCTCGACTGGTTTGGTCGGATCCTTAAACACATAGTTGGTAATCTTCTGATTACCCGCTGTAGTAACCTCAAGAATTCGCTTTCCTGCTGTGACAAGTGAATTGGCTGCTGTAGTGGCTCCCGCATTCCAAGAGTTTTTCAGGTCTGCCATGCGGCCCTTCATTTGATTAGTGTATCGATCAGTAATACTACCAAGCTGAGATAAACCACCCTCCCATGCAGCTTTTGCACCTGAGAAGTTAAAATGGAGGATATTATTTACAACGCTACCAAATGTTTGAAACTTAACTTGTAGAACATCCAAGCCGTACTGGATAGTGCTACGAACCATATCAAAGCCAGCCATAAGGCCATTAAATGCAATAATTAATGCTTGGCAGACCGTAACAACAACGGCACGAATGATTGCAAAAGCAGATTGCACGCCTACCTGAAAGCCCGTAACTACTACACCTAATGCTCGTAGTACTACAGATATAGCATCCATAAAGCCTATCTGTTTATTCGCATCGTCTCCAATGCTTCCAGTCAAGTCACTCCAGATTGCCCCGATCGTTGTGAACTGCTCACTCAGAATGCTAAATAGGCTTTCAAAAATACCAATAATCGATTTAATTGAATCATCAATGGCATCCTTAGAATCAACCGCAAAAGTTAAAAATTGATTGGCTAATTCAGTCAGGGATGGAGCTGCTTGTGCTGCAATTCGGGTTAATACTCCTTGAAGTGTTGTTTGGACAGTCTCAAGGGACGTATTAAATTCTTTGGTAGCAGCTATGGCATCATCACTCATGATTACGCCTAGATCATGTGCCTGTTTAGCATACTCTTTTAATTTTTGACCGTTGTTATCCAATAATGGAGCTAATAATGTTGCATCGTTCGCAATGGCTTCCATATAGAAAGTCATTTCAGCCTGTGAAACATTGGCTTTTTGCAAAGTCTGGTAGTACTTTTCTAGGATTTGCGGACCAGATAAGCCTTTAAATTGTTGGGCAGTGACACCGACTTTTGGCGCGATCTTCTCAAAGAAATCGGCCATCTCACCACCACCAGTTTGCATGAAGTCACCAAACTTATCGTTTACATCTTTCATGATGTCCGATAGCTTGTCCTGCTCCACGTTTACTTTTTTGGCAGCAAATGCCCATTCTTGAAATTCTAAAGTATTCGAGTTTGCTAATCGGGCTTGAATCTCTAACTCTTTTGAAGCCTTACCTACTGCAGATACAAGATCAGGAATTGCTGCAACCGCTTCCGCTGCACTTCTAGCAATCTCTTGGCCAATACCAAGAAAAAAACCGCCTCTGACTAAAGATAGGCCATTAGTCAGCGAGCTCTTAATATCATTGCCTACTGTCTTAAACTTATCAGAAAGGTTTGAGGCAAAGCCATTTAGCTCTGACCGTAGATTAGAAAGATCAAGTTTAAAATCAATGTTATGCCCAGTACTTTCAATCTTCTTGGCGGAATCTGAAACTATTTTTTCTGCATCTTGCATACCTTCCTTTAACTCGGAAGTTTTAGCACCAACATGCACTTCGACACGGTTATTATTTGCCATACACACCTCATAGGCATAAAAAAACCTTGCCGATGCAAGGTAAATTTGAAAAATAAAAAACCCCGTGTGAACGGGGTTATTTTCTAAAGAATATTTATTGAAATACAACTAAGTCAGTTATTCCACAACCTGACGATGCAGCTTGAGAATGTATAAATCCCATATTAAATTGTTTGACTGTTTTAGTTTCACCAGCTTTAACAATCTCATAAATTACTCGGCTATTGCTGTCGATCTTTGTTTTACTATTAGAATAGTGCTCACACTCTACAGTGATATCTTTAATGTCATATTTACTATTATTTTTGATTTTAAAATCAACCAACATGACACTATCAAAACCACCTTTTGACCAATCATAATCAAGTACAGTATTTTTTAATGCATCTTCTTTAGGTGACAATTCTCTAGTGCTACTTGATGAAGAAGATCCCTCTCCACCACCAGCAATAATGCCAATAATAAATAGAATAACAAATCCTAGAAAGATCCATTTTAATAAGGAGCGTTTTTTAACTTTTGCTCCACAACTTGGACAATTTTTAGCTTGAGTACTAACTTGTGCCCCACACTCTTTACAATTTGTTAAAGCCATTGATTTATCCTTATAAAGTTTAATCAACAAACTTTAACCAACGCTTACAAATAATGCAAACAGGGCAGCCTCAACCACCCTGTGGAAAATTCGACAAAACTTCCAGCATATCGTCCTCGTCATCATCTGAAACGGTGATAGCTTGCGGAGTTTCATCAATTCCCATAAATGCTTCTAAAATACGGCAAAGCCGTTGTATCCCAACATGTGCGGGAGGGTTACTTTGCTGATACGCACTTAATGCTCTTAATCTAGGCAGGTCCATTTCATTACGTACATAGTCGTAATCTTTACCTATCGTTAGTACTAAATGCGTGTACAGCTCCTCCCAGTTTATTCCCCCGAGCTTTCACCTGCGGGTTTACCTGTATATTCCAAACCGGATGTTTTAGTTACTAGGGCTAAAACTTCTTCCATGTTACCCATATCTAAGAGCTCATCAGAAACATATTCACGGGTAATATCCGGGTAATTCCGTTTTAAACAAACATGAGCCATGTCCACAATTACAGATGCTGGAACATTGTTTGAGCTTAATTGTTCTTGGAAACGCTCAATCGTACCCAATGGTGCCGGAGCAAAAATCCAAGTCTGACCAGCAATCTCTTTACTATTACCACGTGGGTTATCAACTTGCTTAAATTGCATTTGGCATTACTCCGATAAATCAATTTTGAAAACACGGTTAAGATCGTCAGCCATAGGTTGGAATTCAAACTCAGGAATATCGTAATCGTCCTGTTTTGAACTGAATCCAAGTTTGTTACTGGTACAACGGAAGAAATTCATGTGCATGAACTTGCCTTTGTAGTCACGTTGCAGGTCAACGGCAAACTCTGGCGTATAACCCATATCTAGGTTTGATACAGTGATTGACTTAGCACCCGCTACCATTGCTGAATAACGGAAGTTAATAAATACCGTTTTACCTGCATCGGCAGCAGCAAATGTATAAGCACCGGTTGCCGCATCTACACTGTATTGCCCTGTTGTTGGCGCTGAAGCTACACGTTTAAGGGGAATTGCTTTCGCATCCGTTACGCCTAGATCCTTTACGAACGTACCGCTATTAGGAACAACCGGAGTAACAGTACCGCCAGCCGGAATCACTTCACCATTAATGGTTTGGGAAACTGTTTCAATTCCACCTTCAGCAACAACGCCACCGAAAAAAATTGAATTTAACAATGTACCGTTAATACGTCCGAAAGAAGCTTTACATTTAATAGTACCTTTACCGCGTGCAGCATCTACGGCGAACTGTCCACGACCAAAAAGCTCTTTTAAGTCATAGCTAATATCTACACCAACGGATTGCATAACCCCCACTTCAACTGGTGTGGGATTACTAATCGGTTGCCCGTATACATCTTGAATCGGTGTAGCAAAAATCTTGCCGGCACCAAATAAATATTGAGCCATTTATTTTGACCTCTCTAAAATGACAAAACCGCCATCGAGGCGGTCATAAAATGAATGTTTTGTTAATTGGTTGTGAGGATCCGGATAGGGATAATGGCAATCGCCTGATCATCCAGCATGTTTTCTACTGCTTCATACACTTCTATTGTGCCTTCAATCCAGCAATGCTCGACCAAACCTCCCAAGGTCTGACACTCATTAAAATCTGGATGATCTGGCTGAATAGCTTCACGTACACGATCGATGAATATATTCATCTGCGATGATGGTGGCTTTGTAGTGTCCGATTCATGAATATAGAGATAAACCTCAGCAGCTAGTTCAATTTTTGAATCTAAACCATGTACTGGGACTTCTTGCTGATTGCCTTGTGTAATAAACATGGCTGGGCGTTGTTCTGGTGTTACATGGTTAAAGTGACGTAAACGGCGACTTACCGTAATCAATCCCTCTACCCTTGTGCTTAACCTTTCAAACAACGCCTGATAGATTGCTTCGCTATCCACCTGCAATACCTCGTTCAATTGCTGCATCAATATTTTTCGGCACAATCTTGGCCACGATATCCAGCGAATCACGCATGAAACGCAATTCTCTAAAACGAACATTCCTTGAATGGGCCTTAATATTGACCTGAACCGGTGATATAGGTCGGCCAAAAGCCTGCTTAATAGTTCTTAAATGGGCTTTAACACCCAAAGCTCCATTTAGACCAAACTCATGAGTAAAGGCATAAGGTACCAATGCACCACCAGCACCTACGGTTCCCTCAATGGAATCGTTATCCTCATCCACCTTTGAAGAAACGGATCCACGCAAGCGGCCTGACTGAACTTTAAGTCGTTGGCCACTCAACATATCTTCCTGAACAATCCGCTGTAAGCGCAAAGTAAGAGCGTTAATCGTGCGTCTTATTTCAAACCTAACACGATTATTCATCTCATCAAAGTTGACATGCTTATCAACACGATAATCGCTCATAGCTTAATTACTCTTTAGCAGAGGCGGTCGATTTCTTTGGCTCAACAACTTCAACGTAACGCTCAAAACCTAAGGGTTTTAAAATATGGATAATGTCATCCTCAGATTCTAAAACGCCGTTATTGATATCTAGGTTTTGACCAGCAATAACAATTTTTGTTGGCTTATAGCCTTTTGGTGCCTGATATTTAAAAGGCATGGGATTCTCCTATACAACAAAAACACCAACACCTAAACGATTAGGGTTTGTGCCTTCATCATCGATTGGAATTGAATTTTTTAACGCAAGGTAGCGCTGGCCATAAATGCTTAAATCATAGAAAGCTTCTTTCGATGATCGGGAATAACTCACGCCTTGGCCCGCAATTGTCATGCTTGAGGCGGTACCATAAGCAGCACCATTGCCACTTGCAGTACCAACTTTAAGAATATGTGCTGCATACAGACCTACAGCACGTTCCTTTAATGCCCCGAACTCAATTTGAGAAACAACCAGATCCGCTTCTTCTAAAGCATCCTGAATTCTCTCATCTGGCAAAGACATTAAACTCGAATCAGTCGAGAACTTTTCACGAAACGTTTGTACGTCCATAGATCCACCTTATTCCTTAGCCTGATCTAGCTTCGCCTGTAATTGCTCAAGTGTTTCATCATCACTGAACGTTACTTCAAGCGCTGTTAATTCAGCTTTCACGGCGGCCAAAGCAGCTTCATCAGTAGCCTTTTGCTGTTCGCCTGCTGCATCCGTTTGCTTGCCACCTTTTCCACCACGGCCACCCGTTTTACCTGCTGCTTTAGGCTCATCATCTGGGATTTCCTGAATTTCAAGTTCACCAATATCAATAAGGTGTTTAGCAAACTTATTTTTAGTGAGCTTCTTGTGTGCTTCTTCATCCACAAGAGTTGGGGTACCTGTAGGTAAAACAGCAATACCAGAAAAAACAAAAGCGGCCTGTAAGCCGCTATAGATATAAGAATATTTCATACTGTTTTAATCCTTACACGTGATCCAAATAACGGAGAGAATCAACACGCTTCAACCATACGCCCTGATATTTGTAGTGACCAGGCACTTTAATATCCACACCAACTGGTTGAGCTGCCAAGAAAGTGACGTCATCACATTTCATTTGGATGCATGACGGATCACGGCGGTAAACAATAGAACGGTCAGCACCTGCTGTACCTTTGCCGTTTGAACGACCTAAACCACGAATGGTTAACGGCTTACCTTGGGATGCGAAGATGTTATTTTCTTCAATGAATTTTAAGAAAGTCTTTCCGCCAGAATCAGCTACTACACGGGTAGAAAGGTGTAAGTACTGATTTGATGCCATCAAATAAGTATCTGGCTGTACAGACACATCCCCATCGATAAGTTCTTCAGCATCTGCCAAGCTTGCGTTAAAGTCACTTAATACTTCTTCAATGGTTGCTGTAGCCCAGTTATGTTGGGCTGTAACAATGGTTACACCAGTTTGATTTAAGAAGCCTTTAACCCCTGTAAGCTCGTTGCCATACCATGCAATATTGCTTAAGTGTTTTTCTGCAGCTAATCGCGCCGCTTGCACTTTGTCAGCTTCAAGCGGAATATTCATTTTTTGAGCTGTTTCTAATTCAAGAACTGAATACCAATAGCTGATGGTACCAACCTTGATAGGCAGTGAAACACTGTCATAGTCCACTTCTGCCACAGGGATGTCATTACCTGTACCTGAATGGTCCTTACCAATGCCAACGCCTTTTTTACGTGTAAGTACTTCACCACCACCAAAAACACCATTCACAGGTTTAACAGGAATGTATTTAGCGTAATCCATCACTTGCTGAAGCTGAGGATCCATTTCGTTAAACTCTTCCAATTTAACGAACAATTGGGCTAAAGCATCAAGGTTAAACGCATCACCAATAGTTGCCTGTACCACTTGAGCTACTGGTGTTAGACGTAGCTTCATTGCTGCCAATTTACTCATAATTATTATGCCCCACGTAAGCGAACAGCAGCTAAGCCCTGTTCATTTGAAATTGTTTCCCAAGATGCGTTCGGTAACTCTGTACCGTCCAAAGCTGTTGGGGATAGAGAACCTAACGGCGCTGCTGTGGTACCGTTAGCTGTTTTGACATATACCTTTGCGTTAATGTCTGTGACCGGTGCGGTAACCTTCACGTAAATCGAACCGATGGTCATAACAGGTGCTACATCTGTAGCTTTGTATGCCTCTTTACCATCAGCCGTTTTGCCTGACTTACCTACGCCGTGACGTACGATAATTCCAAACTTGGTATTAGTTGCACCAGTTACCGCTGAAACTGTTTTTCCGTCAGTACTTCGTACAACCACGTCACCATCGTTTACCAAACCGGTACCAGCTACAGGCAGGGATAAAATATCCTCTGGTCCGATGAGGTGAAACTTCATACCGGGTACAGCATCGTATTGCTTAACCATGATTTACTTCCCCTTAGATTGTTTTGTATGCGTTTTCTTTACTGTAGGTCTTTTCATCCCCACCGCCTGCTGGGTTGCCATCACCAGCTTTAACACTTTGCTGCTGGTGAAGAGCATCACCTACAGGATTAGAAGGATGAGTACCCTTCACAGCACAGAGTGCACGGAAAGTTGTGTCGATCTGCTCAGGCTTTGCATCACCTACTGATACGTTACCCATCAAAGCAGTTACTAAAGCATCACCAGCTTTTGCAGCAATAACATCACGCTTGATTTGCTCACATGAGCAACCTTCGGTTTTAACTGTTGGCACCAATGCTTTAGCATCGGCAATCACAGCAGCACGTTCAGCCGCAGCTTGCTCAAGCTTTTCAGGCGTCATCTGGTTCTTTTCCAGATCACCTACTTTTTGCTCCAGTGCTGTTTTTTCGGCATGCAATTGATCTACGACTGCTTGAATGGCACCTAGTTCATCACCGATTGAAAATTTCTTATCACCAACTTTAAGTTTTGCAGCCTTCATGTTTTCCAGCTGCTCTTGTTGCTGCTTTAATGCATCGGCCAAAGGCGTGTTATCGCCGATGTTAAAACGGATACCGTTTACAATTACTTCCATTGATATATTCCCCTTATGTGGAGTTTGCTGTTTGTCACCGATGCGGCAATCACCACCACAACGGCCATACTTAACGAGTGCTACGTGATTGCCAATAAAATTGATAAATTTCGCTTGATACGGCGTACCATCTGGCGCCGTACCCTGCTCAACGATTAATAAGGCTCCATAGCCAAGCGACATTTCTAGCCGCTCGTTGCTTTGGATCAAATCAATACTGATCTTGTCTTTAATGAGCAAATCACCCACCAGATAATCGCCTTCCTGTCGAACGTTCTCACAATAGCCAATGTGATAATCCTTCCAGTTAGATGCGTTAATTTCATTTTTAGGCGGGTGATAGTCAGTAGCGTCTACACCATTGAAGCTTTGAATAGCCTCAGGTTTGAAAAGCTCTTCTGCAGGCGTGTAGACATTGATGACTTGATCAGCGGTATAACCTTCCAGAGATGGAAACTCATACGCATAGTACTGTCGTACTTGTGGCGCTTTAGCTAAGCGAACATTGACGCACTTCAAATACCCTTCTTTGGTAAATGAGCGAGTCGATTCACTAGGCGCAAAGTCACCAATTTTGAGTTGGTAAATGTGCTTAGTCATTAGGTACCTTCTGAGGTATTAAGAACTCGACTGTAATTTTCGTATACCGAAGTCCCTTATCTTCATAAGACTCAACGGTAGTTCTTTGCTGGCGACTAAATGGGATGCCGGTCTCAACATCTACCAACTGAAGTAAATTAGTCCCCTTTACAAAATCAACTTTGACGTCACGGCGTATCTTTTCTGACATAAGTTTTTCTCACAAAAAAACCACCCGAAGGTGGCTTTATTAATTTTCAAAATTACGTTCTTGAATAGGTAACAAAAAAGTCTTTAGCAGAACCGAAATCTACACCATCAATAAAAATATTAGTTTTAATGGGTTTGATATTCGGCGGTTGCAATCCTTTTAAACTTTCCACCACCTCTTGAAACTTTTCAGCAGCCTTACCCGCCGCCTTAGCCAAGTTAGGAAACCCGTCACAGCAAGACATTAACCACAGTGGAGTGAAGTCGCCACCAGTTACAAACCCGCCTTTAGCAAATTTCTGTGCTTGTAAACGGCGATAAAACCGTTTTTTACTAAACTTTTTGCGTTTCATGGCCATAAATCCTTATTAATGGTATTAGGCTTTTAAAGCCATAATGATCGAATCTAATTTCCAAAGCAGAATGGGGATTGAAATTAAAAGAACTGACAAGAAAACCTTTTTCAAAGTGAGTTCTCGGATCTGGTTCATTTGCTCAGGGGTTACGTTACTTACTTCATCCCATTTTATTGGAGGGGTAGAAACAGTTGGTGGTGGAGGCTTAGGTTTTTTAGAGCTTTCTACTCCATCTACTTTAACTAATGGGGGTGTACAAACAATCGGCGGAGTGGGTCTTCTTGGACCGTGGTCCTTCCCACACTTCCAGCATTTCTCGCTAGCGTTAGAATCAGTCAATTAAGATATCCTCATAGTTAGGCAATGCCGTGCAACGACATCGGATAGGCTGACCGGGATGACCACCGTCTGGCGGTGAATCCCATCTAAATGTCTTGCCCTGTTTATGTTGATGATCTGGCCTTACACGCTCATCTTTCGCCGTTTGCCATGTGTATGTCTCGACACCCATCGAAAGCTGTCTGGCTTGGTTAATTTGGCCGTTAATCTTGCCCATCTGATCACTAGCAATAAGACGTGCACGATAATCAGTAGATAACCCTAATTGCTTAATAGCTTTGGCCAACTCTTCATTGGTTTGTCCAGTCTGCAAAGCATTAGTAATTAATACTTCAAGCTTATCGGCATATTGCTGTGGAATGGACTTAATCAAACTGACATTAGCCGTAATGTTTAGATCTACCTCATCCTGAATATCAGCAGCTCGATAGAACGGCGTAAGATCCACACCAATAATTGTTTTGGTGTGCTCTGCAATTTGCTTGTCCACTTCCTTTTGGGTGTCAGTCACGACCTTTGTGGCTAACGGTCGCGAAACCTCAACAACATACTTCGTGAGCTTTTCCCTAAACGCCGTCATCATGTCAGAAAACCAAGCATCACCGATATTCTGGCCAACTGTAGGAATAACTAACTCTTTAGTTTGTTCCTGACAGTATTTTGAAATAGCCAGTAGTTGTCGCGTGTAATAAAGCTCTACACGGCGATTTACATGCACGGCCCTCGGCTTAGAAGCTTTACGACCTTTTTTACGTTTCTTCGCCTGCTGGAGGTGTGGTTTCAGGATCTGAATTATCGTTGTCATTAAGCTTCACCATTGTCTCAAGCTCTTTGATATGAGCTTCATCGATCACTGAATAAACACCGTCAATAACAAGCTGTTTTGCTATTTGTGGCTCTGTGATGATGCCCATTTCTAAATACTTGGAATCCCGTTCAGCGTTAGCTTTCTCAACTTCAGAGCGGACCTTAGCGTCTAATTGCCATAGAGGATTGAACACAACATCTAAACTTGGAATCTGACGACCAAATGTAGCTTGAACAATTACTCTTAAAAGCTTCATCATGAATGGCTTTAAGGACCATATTTGCTTAGTTGCGATACTGTCGTAATAGTTCCGTGTGTCATGTTCGCCTGTTGCATTCATACCCGCAGGTGATTGGCCAAATAAAATCGTATATGGCATATCCGCAGCACCAGCAGCTTGAATAGAGAATTCACGCATTAGATCCGGCAAACCACCAAAGCTATAAGACTTTGAATCGTATTCTTCGTCTTTATCCAAGACGAGCATACCGTTTAAGCCTTTAAGCAATCCGACACTAAGAAAACGTTCAGCTACGGATTTCATGTCCTCTTTGATCTTATCGACCAAGTTGGGCGTCCTAATTACATCAATTTTTGATTCATGGACTAAGCTAGCAGTAGCTTTCTTAACAGCAGCATGATCAAGTAGATCCTCATAAACTTCCTGTAAGACACTTACAGGCTCTTCATTGACCACATCTGCATGACCAAATTTAATTAAGCGGGTGTGGTGGATCCTTTGAGTTGATTTTCCGTCCAGTTTTAACTTGTAAAATTCAGGCTGCTTCAAAAGCCCACCTGCTTCATTGGGTGGCAAGTACTTTGAAGTATCAGCTTCAATCTGCTTTTTCTTGAGTACCGTGAAAAACTCTAAACGACCAATGCCTAACTTGTTTAAATCAAACGGTTGATCTAAGTCACCGCCATCTACAGTCCCTAGAAGCACATAGCAAACGCCATATAAGCGAGAAAGAACCAAACTAGATAAGAGCCCCCCATCAAGGTTAAAAGCTTTACAAGCCTCTTTAAGCCTCAATAAATCGTTATCCTGAATCCCTTCATAAAACCAACCAGCTCGGAGCATGTCACTTGCTGGGCGGTTGACGATTCGCTTAGCTAACCAATGTTGATACACGGCTTCTAATTGCTCATCAGGAATTACTTTCTTAACAAAAGAACCGTGTGAAGCTTTGTCACGTTCGGTACCAATATTTGAGACAAAGTTTGTATACGCCCCTGCATCGCCAATTGCATCGGGCTTTTTAGTTTCAGCCATAATTTCCTCTAATCAAATACAGTTGGCTTTTTGGCTAATGAATCATTAATTGCATCAATGGTCGGATCCCACTGGTCGTCATGGTCATGTGACCAATCAGCAGTAAGGCCTTCAATCTCTTCAATGTAGTTCAATAGCCACGGTGCATTAGCTGGTAACCAGACACGGCGTTCTTCAACATAAAGAATGACGTCCATTGTCCGTGACAATTTGTCCTCATCCCGCTGAATTGCCCTAATAGGTAATGTCGTTTCCCTAGAAATAGATTGAATTAATCCGGTACCACTCGCCTTATCCTCTACCGCCATATAGCGCAGTTTGCCGATTTTGGTGTTGCTATCCTTATGCTTATTGATAAAGGCTTTAGCCTCCTTCAATAGCTCAGGTGCTTCCCATTTCCCGCGCTTCACATCAATGATGTAAAGGTTGTTGTCATAGCCTAGACCAGCACATAAGAACACCGAGAAGTCATTATGCTTTTTGACCTTCTGAGCAGTATCCGCCCATACGGCCCGCCACTTAAGAACAGGTAACTCTAGATAACGTGGGAACCATTCAGCCTTAACTAGGTCACCACCCAGCTTTTTAGGGTTTTGCATGTATTGGCTTGCAAATGTATAACGGGATACTGTTGCACCGTCTTTATCCTGTCCGCCTTGTTCGAGTTGCAATAGCGATTGCAATGATTCTTTTAATGGCCAATAACTTTGACGGCCTTTCGCATCTCGCTCAACATCACGTGGAATTTTTCGCTGTATGTGTTCGGGTAGCTTACTGATGTACTCATCATCAATAAGTGCGGGAATACTGATCTGTTCCCACTCACCAGGTACATTACCAGTCAACACAAAGTTAGTCGGATCTTCAACGTGCAAACGCTGCATGATCAGAATAATTGGCGTGTCAGATTTAGCTTTACGCGAGTTGACCGTGTTTAAGATCTTACGGTTAGCTTTACGTCTAGCGGTCTGGCTAAATGCATCCTCAGGCTTTAATGGGTCATCAAGAATAATAGCACCGGTAAAGCCTTTATCCGCTAATGTACCAGCACGGCGACCCGTGACCTGCCCACCCATTGATGCAGAATAAACATGACCAGCGTCATAACCATCCACTGTAGTTTTCCAGCTTGATTTAGCATCAGTACTAGTGGAAATCTTTACAGGCCATAAGTTCTGAAAGTCTTCCGACTTAACAATATTTCTAGCTGTTGCTGATACGTCCTCAACTAGTGACTGTGAGAAAGACAAATACAGAAACCGCGAACGAGGATTACGTGCTATACCACGGGCAATAAGGTTTGTAAGTAATTCAGTTTTACCACTACCCGGTGGAACGTTAATAACTAGGTTCTTAACCTTTCCAGCGATTACCTCGTCAATCTTGTCGGCAATATATTCATGATGCCAATTGACCGAAAACTTAAAGCCCATACGTGGCAAGAAAAAAGCACGAGTGAAAAATAAATGTTCTTTCTCACATTTAATCCGCTTAGCTTTGGCTTTAACAGGATCAATATTCGTTCTCGAGTTCATCTATCGCCTGCCTTACCTGCTCATCGGTAGCAGTCACATAGGTAATATTTTCGCTTTGTAATGGACCACCACCAGCGCCTGTAATTTCAGTCTTATTCGTGTACTTGCCGCCTATGTCCTCAGCAGCCTGCTTAAGAATGCTTAGAGCTGCTACACGGTTTCTACTGTGCTTTTGATATTGGCTTTCGTAACGCTGTAAACGCACCGCTAAATTTGCAATAGGGATTGCCTCAGGCTTACCCAAAAACATTTCGCGAGTCTTTTCAAAATCTTTTCTTAATTCTTCACTCAGGTTCTCGCCTGCCCGTTTTGTCGGATCGTATTTCTCACACTGCTGTTTAGTAACTTTTATCCCGTATTCTTGGTTGACGAGCTCAGCAGTTTCTGTGGGTGTATTAAATACGGCAAGTGAGCGAACTATAAAGAGTTTTCCCTCTTTTTTTAGAGCCGCCATATCCTCAATCCTGTCAACCTACGTCAACCTAAATAGCCAAAAAAAGAGCCTTATGGCTCATGTAATTACGCAGTTCCCACAACATTTCGAAATATCTAAATCAGAAACAAACGGCGGATTTTTAGCGACCTCAATTAATCGCTTAACGTTTTCATTTGCACCCCAGCGTTTAACAACACCGATAAACTCTTCCACATCGTGACCAGCTAAATAGTGCTTTGGTAATCCAGTATGATCACTGTAAATAATCTCACCGTCCGAGTCTCGTTCTACACCAATGTGATAAAGCTCATGTTCAAGCAAAGCACAGAACTCGCTATCGTTTGCCTTTTCACAAAAGCTTGCATCGATTGTGATTAAGTAAACTGGAACGAATCCGAACCAGTCGCGCATTTGCTGCTCTTGTCGGGCTTTCTTCCAGCCACCTTGTTGAAACATAACCTTTTCACATTGGCCAAGCACCATACGCTTAGCTCTGGTATAAGCAGAAGAAGCCCATGCAAAAGCCAAGAAACCCTCATTGTCATGAAGCATCTCAGCGATATGGTCGTGATCTGGATTATGTAAAGGTCCACCCAGCGTAAGAAAATTAGCAACTACCCAGTTTTGTAAATCGGGCGCAGGTACTATACGAATTGCTTCCTCTTCATCTGCTTGGTCAATAAAATCAGTTGGAGGAAATGGTCTGATTTGTTCCATTTTCAATTCTCGCTAATTCACTTTTTATCCAGTTGATTGCATAACCTGATTCAATTTGATGAGGTTCAAGACGCTTAAATACATAACCCCGATCTAGAGCTAGATCATACTTACAAAATGAATTTGCGATCTTTGTGCCACTGCGTCCAACTGCCCAAGGACTTCCAGCAATTTCTATAAGTAGATTCAACTTCACAATATAAAAATCGAACCGCCAATTTTTAGTTGATTCAAATTGAAATTTTCTTCGATATCCAATTCGATACTCTTCTAGTTCTTGAAATAACGTTTCTTCCGCTTCAAGGAATTTTTCTTTGGCCTTAGGCAATGGTCTACTTTTGGGTTTTGTTTTAGGTTCTTTTTTTCTTGTAAGCCAAAAGTATTCTGTAGAATCCATTATTCTCACCCATAAAAAACCACCTCAAAGGTGGCTTATAAAATAGAATCACATATCTTTAAACTCATCATCATCAAATGATCTAAAATCATTCTTCCATGGCGCCTTGAGCTCACATAAAATTCTATACTGTGCTGGTGCTGTAGTATTTACTTTTAAAATATTGATACTAATCTCACATTTATCACTTAAATCCAATAATTTCCTAAGGTCATTACATAAATAGTGAGGTAGATATCCAACTTTTTTATTAATATCTTTAAATAAAAGGGTAGCTTTATCATCAAAAGGATTATCAAATTCAAATTCAAAATCCAAACGATCACCATCTTTTAAGCTTTCTGTGTGAATCTTTTCACGATCAGTTAAATGATTCACTCCACTAACAAAGAACTTAGTTTTATAGAAACCATTTTCGTTTTGTGGAATATTTACAATTCTAAAATGATCTGTCTTTTTTTCACCACCAGAGATAGCTAACAATTGGATATAATCTTTAGAATTAGCTGAAAGGCCAGTCCATTCAAATAAACTATCGTGTTCTGGTCGGCTTTCAGGAATTAAACGATTTTTAAAAAAAGTAAAAAGCGTTTCAGATCTATACACTTTGTTTCTATCTTCCATATTAGGGAAACAAGAAAAAGATTTATGAGTGGCGCCTTTTGTATAATTAAACAAATAGTCATTTTCTGACTGCTGTGTTAGTTTCGCTACAGGATGCCACATTCTTGTGTCTGCCATATCTTGCCACATAACATATACACTTTTCATAATGACACTCTCTCAATATAAAGTTTCATAAAAATTTGTTTCTCAATTCCAATAAATTATCCCTATTGCAAAGGATTAATTGGACAGTAAACTTTTTTGCGATTTCAGACATTAAAGTTGGAGGTACTTTTTGTATTATTAACCCAACTGAATCATCTGTGACTTTCTCTTCCAAAAGATTGAGCCATGCTAATGCTGCATCTTTTTCTTTTAACCCATACAATTGAAAAGCATCTAATAACTTAAGCCGCTTATTGTTTAAAGGGTTATGAAATTGAGATAAAGCTCTTTTGACATACACTGGAATCTTCCGTCCATTATCTCTAGTCTCTAAGCGATTATTTCGTTCTTCATCGCTTTCATTTCTAGCAAGACTTGCGCCATGATCGTAACTTGGAGCCAGGTGATTACCAGTTATTGAAGTGATCATTCCCCAATTTTCATTGTGCCTATCTTGATTTGAGATTAATACATCAAACATAAGATAGCCTACAAAGAACTCACTAGCAGACTCTATATTAGAAAGAATTTTAGATCCAATTGGTTTTAACTTAATCATATTGATCATAATGTTATGGACATGATCAATATATTGAATGTTAGGGTTAACATCCTTAACATCCAAATAATTTCTCAATAGCAAATTACCAGCTAAAAGCTGTTGATCTTTTCCATTAATGAAATTAGGAGAAATAACTCCCCTTTCACTGTTATATATTGCTAATTCATAGTGAGCATGTGGTAAATCAATTAACTCTGCAAGTTCACAAGCAACCTTTTCTGACCAATCTTCACCAAGTCTGGCACCTTCTTTGGTCTTTGTGCTTTTGAAAAGAATACTTTCATTTGTATCACGTTCAAAATACCAGAACTTACTTTTTGTTCCAAGCTGCTCATATGAGTCTTCCTCTTCCAGAGATATATCATGAACTTTATAAAACTCAATTTCTGTCATAGTGGTATTTGAAAATTATATGATACTTGTAAAAGGGTTGATACAGCCTTACGTCACAGAGTGTCGCCTAAAAAATCGATATAAAGTGCTACTAGGGTTAACCTAAAAGAACTAGAGCCTTCCTGTTTAACTTGGAGCAGGTTCAATTTCTTAACAAACAAAAACCCCGCATTGCGAGGTTTTATACAGCGATTATACTAAATCGCCAAGTTATCACAAATATGCCATACCCCGTGCGCACACTCAAGTGGTTTTTTCAAAAGTTTCAAATCTGAAATGCGGATTTCGACTTTTGATATAAGCCATACCACATTTTAAATCCTGTCTGATTTGATTAACTGAAGTGTCGTTACTTTGAGCAATATCACGTAATGAATTACCCATAACATGATGTGACCAAATTGCTGAAATCCATTCTTGTAAAATGTTGTCTTCGATTAATTTAATATCAATAATCAATCTATGGATTGCACGTGCCTCATTGTCATTTAACTCACAGCAAGTACCCTTACGGCGAATACATAAGCGATCTTTTAAATTTTCATCGCTCATATACATTGCTATTAATTTTTCACGTTGTTTTTGAGTGATGCGTTTTGTTGGCATCGTCTTAACAATTTTGACCATTGTTTCGGTATCGCCGTTAAGCCAAGCTCCAAGCTGGCGGCACCACTCTTCAAAACTATATTTAGACCAATCGACCGATTGTAAAATGTGTTGTACTGGCATATTCATTTTCATCCCACCAATTGCTCAATTTGTTTAATCGCCACGCCTGCTTTCACTTGCTCTGTACTGAACCGTAAAACTGTAAAACCCATCATTGCTGCGGAGTTGTATTTCTCCATATCCCCTAAATAGCCTTTGCCCCTTGTATGACGGCCTCCACTCCAGATCCCGCCTTCAACCTCAATCAAAATTTTTGTACCAGTAATCAGAAAATCAGCTCTCCATTTGCGTTTTGGATGGAACTTATATTCCTGTTCAAAACCGATCTTGCATGCTCTTAAATGCGTTGCCAGAACCATTTCACCCACACTTGGTTGTCTGGCAACTTGCTTTGCTGAACGCCGCTTTTTATTTTTCTTTATAGGAAATAACTTGCGGTATTCAGCAATGCTGACTGATGACATCAAGCACCACCTTTAAGCAAATGTTCCAACTGATTAGCAAAGCAGTTATAAACTCGTGCTTTATCTTGATCGCCAAAAAGGCTTGAAGCATGAGCATCGTGTTTATACTTTTGAACTAGGTTTTCAATTGAACTTCTTAGCTCAACTAAATTCGCTTGTTGTTCTTTTTGAATCTCCCAAGCCCACTTTCCAGATTTACCCTCAAACTCACTCATGGCTGGCTCCTTTATGGTATTCAACACACGTTCAACTGTGCGCTTAGCTGCTGCCTCTGCTTCGGCTTTTATCTTTTTACTTCGTTGCCATTGTTCAAGATTCATCCCCGACTCCGTATATTGATTCGTGGTCGCGGATGGCTTGTTCAAATAAATCGAATTTAATGGCTTCTTTAGGTTTGCGCTGATTTCGCCCCAAAAGCTGTATTAATTTTTGATTTTCAGGATGTTGTATGAAATGAGTTGCTTTTTCATTTCTCAGTCTTTTTTGAAATGTGATTTTATTTGCGATAGCCAAACCACCGCAATTGTTAACCAAATCCACGCTATCAACTAGGCGCTTGAGTTCAGAAAGGTCTACAAAATATTTTTCTCGGTCAGCCTTGCTAATCTCTACACTTTGACCACATTGGAACTCGAAACATTCATTCCACTCAGTTGCATTAGAAGGGGCTGAATCTACGATTTCTTTCGCATATTGCAGCCCTTTATCTCTAATTAATTTAGTTGCTTTCATATCTGGCTCCTTTTTCATCTAGCTCTTTACGCGCCAACCACCACAAAACCACCGCACCGCTAATAGCTGCGGTAAAACATGAAATGAGTAACCCCCACGCTAAAATCTCGAATTTATTCATGATCCTGCCCCACCAAAACGCAAGTCATCCCAGTCACACTCAACTACTGTCAAACCATCATGTTGAAACCGAGACCATAAACGGTCCCCTAAGTTTTCCTTCAAACCTTGCGCCTTTTCTGTAGATTCAAGCGTCATGTTTGAAATTAAAACTGTCGGCTTTTTTTCGTCATAACGTGCATATAAAACTTTATGAACGAGCTGCAATCGACTCTCGTGTTGGTCGTGCAAACCGTATTCATCCAATATCAATAAATCACAGTCCGTGAAGCGAAATATTGCATTTGCTTCATTGTCATCGGGCTTTGTCCATGCAGTGGCAATTTCATTTGCCATGTCTTCTGAGGTGACGTAACGAACATAACTACGCTTGTCTAAAACGTTACGAGCAATAGCACATGCAAGATGGGTTTTGCCTGTTCCTGTACGCCCAACCATAATCAGATTGCG